GCAGAACGACAGGCTCGAGGTGAGGAAGCTTACCAAGGCAAGTTGTTAGAGGCACGTCAAAACGATTATAAGGACGAGTTCGTTCTTGTAATACTTTCGGCGCCAATAATTGTCCTTGCGTGGGGAGTCTTCAGTGACAACCCGGTTGCCATGGAGAAAGTAAAAATTTTCTTCGAACATTTCGCGTCACTACCTACGTGGTTTTCGACATTGTGGATCCTTGTCGTGGGTAGCATTTTTGGAATAAAGGGTACACAAATATTTAAAAACGGAGGAAAAAAATAATGCCAAACAGAAGATTTAATAAACAAGTTGCTAATTCTAGAGCCGGTATGATGGCAGGCGGAAGAGCAAAAAAAATGGGCGGTGGAATGTCTACTGCTAGAAAAGACATGGCATCCGGTTACTACACACCTGACATGGGTATGAGAGGCGGAGCAATGATGAAAAAAGGTGGTTCTGTTAAAAAAAAACAGGGGTACAAAGATAGAAAAGATGAATCAATTGCTATGAGAATTAAAAAGAAAAGAACTAAGAAGCAATTAAAAGCTTCAAGAGATGATTCTTATGGTAAGTTCGGATCTAAAGCTAAAAAATCTGGTAAAATAAATAGGTAGGTTATGAACACTAGAAGAATGAATAGACTAGAAGAGCTCGGTAGAGTTGACGCTGAAAAAGGGTTTACTAAAAAAGGTAAAAGAAATCTTAAAGATGAAAAGAAAAGAATCGTCAGAGAATTAAAAAATAAAGGCGGCGCTTTAAAACCAGTTAAGCCATCTCAAAAAGGTTTAAAAAAATTACCTAAAAAAGTTAGAAACAAAATGGGCTATATGAAAAAAGGTGGAAGAGCTAAGTAATGGCTGGTCCCGGTTTATATGCCAACATCCACGCTAAAAGAAAGCGTGGAGGTAAAATGCGTAAGAAAGGTGCAAAGGGTGCACCAACAGCAGCTAACTTTAAAAGAGCAAAACAGACAGTGAGGAAAAAATAATGACTAAACTTTGTCCTAGAGGTAAATCGGCAGCGAAGAGAAAATTTAAAGTTTATCCTTCGGCATATGCAAATGCATACGCTTCTAAAATTTGTGCAGGTAAAATTAAAGATCCTTCTGGAGTTAAAAGAAAAGATTTTAGAGGACCTAAACCTAATAAAGCAAAAGGTGGTAGAATTTACAAAGCAGGCGGTGGAGTTGCAGAGGCAACTGCAAGACTTAGAAGACAAGGTTTAAAAAAAGGATCTGTTGCTAGAGGTTGTGGAGCGATTATGTCCAACCGAGCAAAAGAAACAAAAATGTATACATAAGATGGCTGGTTTAAAAACATGGTTCGATCAAAAATGGGTAGATATTGGTTCCAAGAAAAAGGATGGTTCATTTTCAAAATGTGGCCGTTCAAAACAAAAAGCAGATTCGAAAAGAAAGTACCCGAAGTGCGTCCCACTTGCAAAAGCCACACGGATGAGCGACTCGCAAAGGGCGAGTGCTGTCAGCAGAAAAAGAGCTGCGGGTAACACAGGACCCAAACCAACTAATGTTGCAACATTTAAAAAAAGAAAAAGAGCGTTCATTGGAGGAATAATATGAAAATGCCAAACACAAAATACGACGGCAGTTACATAATGGGTGGTCCAGGAACTAATCAAAGTTATAAAAAATATTACGGCAGCATGCTTAAAGGTTTTAAAAAAGGTGGTGATGTAATGCCTAAAAGAAATAAAAAAAACTTTCGTCCTACAAAAAAAGGCGCAGGCATGACACAAGCTGGTGTTCAAGCTTATAGAAGAGCCAACCCTGGTTCTAAATTAAAAACAGCGGTAACAGGTAAAGTTAAACCAGGATCTAAAGCTGCCAATCGTAGAAAGTCATATTGTGCAAGAAGTGCTGGACAAATGAAGAAGTTTCCTAAAGCAGCAAAAGATCCTAACTCAAGATTAAGACAAGCAAGAAGGAGATGGAAATGTTAAAAAAGAAAAAAATAAAAGGTGTAATTAAAGGTTTAAAGAAAGCATCTAAATTACATGCAGCACAAGCTAAAACGTTAAAAGGAGTTATTAGTGGCAGATCCAAAAAAGGGAACAGGAAAAAAGCCTAAAGGCTCTGGAAGAAGATTATATACCGACGAAAATCCTAAAGACACTGTAGGTATAAAATTTGCAACACCTACGGATGCTAGAAAAACTGTAGCTAAAGTAAAAAAAATTTCAAAACCATTTGCTAGAAAAATACAAATTTTAACTGTCGGTGAACAGCGCGCCAAAGTTATGGGTAAGAATAAAGTCGCTGCAATATTTAAAAAAGGTAAAGAGTCTATTAGGAAAGGTAAAAAAAATGGATGAGTTAACTTTAATAACTAAAATACAAAAAAATTTAAAAGAGTCTTATCAGAGAATAGGTGATGCTATGATCAGTGGAGGCGTTGACAATATGGAAAAATATAAGTATATGTTAGGACAAGCGCACGCTTACCAAACTATTTCAGGGGAAATATCCAACCTGCTAAACAAAGGAGCTAAAGATGGAAACGGAAAAGTCGTCGATATCAGAGACGAAAGAAGTCCCAAAGCATAAAAACGCTTTGGCAGAAAAGTACAAAAAACAAAACGAAGATCAACATCAAAAAGAAGTTGATGGTTACGAACGTTTAAAATCAAAAGAGTCAGAAAAATTACCTCAACCCACGGGTTGGAGACTTTTAGTTTTACCTTTTAAGATGCCGGAGAAAACTAAAGGTGGTCTTTATCTAGGAGCGGACACTTTAGAAAGACAACAAGTTGCATCTACATGTGGTTTAGTTTTAGAAATGGGACCACATTGTTATGACAAAGAAAAATTTCCTGAAGGGCCTTGGTGTAAAAAAGGTGATTGGGTAATTTTTGCTAGATATGCTGGATCTAGAATTCAGATCGATGGCGGGGAAGTAAGATTGCTAAATGATGATGAAGTTTTAGCAACCATCGATAAACCCGAAGATATTCTTCATCAATATTAACATAGGAGGATGCTATGCAAAACGTAGACAAACCCGTTGACATCGATACATCTGGTCCAGGTGCAGAAATAGAGTTAGACGAGAATAGAGAAACTCTTGTTGAAGGTGTAGTTGTACAAGACGACAAACAAACTTACGAAAAGAAAAAAGAACATGGAACGGATATATCGTATGAAAACGAACGTGAAACAAAACTTGAAGACGGTGGTAGCGCCGATGACGCAAATGCGAAATCTGATGAGCCGACTGATGTTCAAGATGAAAAAACAGAAAGTAAAGACCAAAAGAAAGAATTAGAAGAATACTCTGATGGAGTAAAAAGAAGAATCGCTAAACTAACTAAAAAAATGCGTGAAGCAGAAAGACGTGAAGAAGCTGCAACTATTTATGCAAAAAGTGTTTTAGCAGAGAAAGAAAAGTTAAGTACAAAACTTGCAAAATTAGATACAGGATTTGTATCTGAAAAAGAAAGTAGAATTAAATCTGGAATGGAAGCAGCGGTAGCTAAACTAGCTAAAGCTCGAGAAGATGGCGACATGAAAGGCGAAGTCGCTGCAACAGCTGAAATTTCTAGATTAGGTTATGAAGAGGCTAGACTTGCAGATTTAAAATCACAACAAGCTGAATCTCAACCTCAAACATTAGTACAAAACCAACCTCAAGAACAAGTGGAAATTCCAAGAAGAGTGGATCCAAGAGCTCAAGATTGGGCTAGAACCAATGCATGGTTTAATAAAGATCCAGTCATGACTGAAGGAGCAAAAGTAATACACAGACAATTGACGGAAATTGAAGGATATGATCCTAATTCTGAACCGGATGACTATTATAAAGAAATAGACCGAAGAATTAGACTTGAATTTCCCCACAAGTTTGATACAACTGCTTCTACGGAAACGGCCAAACCTACTCAAACTGTTGCATCCGCAACGCGTAGTAGTAAAACATCGGGTCGCAAAATTGTGAAACTCACGCCTTCACAGGTAGCAATTGCTAATAAATTAGGTGTGCCACTTAAAGACTATGCGGAACAATTAAAAATCACGGAAGGAGTATAGCATGGAAAAAGACGATAAAAAAACTTCACGTGCGAGTCAGACTAGAGAAAAAACATCTCGACCAAAAGTCTGGTCTCCACCATCTTTATTAGATGCACCCCCTGCACCGGCAGGATATGTACATAGATGGCTAAGAGCTGAGTCTATGGGATTCGACGATTCTAAAAACGTACAAGGTCGTATAAGATCTGGGTACGAATTAGTAAGAGCCGATGAATATAACGAAGTAGATTATGCAGTTGTACAGGACGGTAAATACAAGGGAGTGATCGGTCAAGGTGGCCTAGTGCTCGCTAGAGTACCCGAAGAGATCGCGAAACAATACGCCGACTATTACGCAAGACAGGCGCGAGATCAAGAGGAAGCTTTTGATAACGATCTCATGAAGGAAGAGCATCCAAGTATGCCTATCAATATTGATAGAAATACTCGTGTAACTTTTGGTGGTACCAAGAAATAGTTTTTTAACAATTTCTAGTTCATCATTTAAATTAACAAATGGAGATAAACTATGGCAAATCAAAACAGCCCTTTCGGTCTAAGAGCGATCGGAAAAGTTGGTCAAAATGATGACAACCAAGGTTTAGCAGAATTTAGTATTGCAGCATCTGCAGGCGCTACTTACTTCCAAGATCCAGTAAAAGCATTAGCAACTGGAACTATTGGAGTAGCAGCAGCGGGTGATGTACTATTAGGAACGCTAAACGGTGTTTTTTTCACAGCAACCGACACACAAAAACCAACGTTTGCGAATAATCTAAAAGCAGGTAACACTGCAACAGATATCGTAGGCTTTGTGTCTTCAGATCCGTATGAAAGATTTGAAGTACAATCAGACAACACACTCGCTTCAGCACAAACTGATGTCTTTATGAATTACGACATCCTTTACACTGCAGGCGATTCAGCTAACTATGTTTCAGCTGTACAACTAGATGACTCGACTACGTCGACAACTAGTGGTCAGTTAAAAGTAGTAGGTGTTTCAAAAGATATAGATAATAATGATTTAGGTGCTTCGCACGTAAACTTTGTTGTTACTATCAATGAGCACTTCTTGAAACAAACAGCTGGAGTATAATAGCAGAATAGGAGATTAAATTATGGCTATATCAAGAGGACAACTAGTTAAAGAACTAGAGCCAGGATTGAACGCCCTGTTCGGCCTGGAATACAAAAGATACGAAAACCAACACGCTGAGATCTACGCGACAGAAACTTCAGACAGAGCTTTCGAAGAGGAAGTTATGTTATCTGGATTCGCTAACGCTCAAGTAAAACCAGAAGGTTCAGGAGTAGTTTTTGATAACGCTCAAGAAACTTTCACTGCAAGATACACTATGGAAACTGTGGCTCTTGCTTTCGCGATTACTGAGGAAGCGGTAGAAGATAACCTGTATGACAGACTGTCAAGCAGATACACAAAAGCATTAGCTAGAAGTATGGCTAACACTAAGCAAGTGAAATCAGTGGCTCCGTTGATAAACGGTTTCACAACTTTCAATTCAGGTGATAACACTACGCTGTTTAACACAGCTCACCCGACAATTGCTGGTACAGTGTCAAACACTTTAGCTACTGCAGCGGACTTAAACGAAACTTCATTAGAGCAGTCATTAATTGACATTGCAGCGTTTACTGATGAAAGAGGTTTAAAAATTGCAGCCAAAGGAGTAAAAATGATTGTTCCTTCTGCGCTACAATTCCAAGCTGAAAGATTGATGAAATCTGAAGGCAGAGTCCAAACGGCTGATAATGATATCAACGCTATCAGATCAATGGGAATGGTTCCTCAAGGTTACAGAGTGAACAATTTCTTAACTGATCCAAATGCGTTTTACATCATTACAGATGTTCCAAATGGAATGAAACATTTCATTAGAACTCCAATCAAAACAGCGATGGAAGGTGACTTCGATACTGGTAACCTTAGATTCAAAGCTAGAGAAAGATACCAATTTGGTGTATCTGACTATAGAGGAATCTTTGCATCACCAGGTGCGTAGTAACTAATTTTTGAGGCCGGACACAGTTCGGCCTCAATTAAAAAATAGAAAGAAAAAATGCACCCAAAACAATTCAGAGTACAGATTTATGCATATCAGTATTACGCTGATTTTGTTATAACGTCTTTGGATGGTCCATTAGATATAGAAAATGCCATAGTTGACAAACTAGGAAAAAAAGATATAAAATGGGACTATCTTGGAGAAATGATGAACCCCAAGACAAAACGAATAACCTATGAGGAGGTTATTAATGGAGGAGATGATGCAACATCTAAACGACCTCTACAAGAAGAAAAGAGGTCTGGATCTTCAGTGGGAGCAGGAACATCTCAAGGAGGGTAGATATACCCTTAATATGGTTAAGATTGACAGACAAGTCAAAGAAGTTCTTACCCATATAAAAACTGCAGAGGCTAAAAAAGAGCACATGCAGAATAAAATTGAGGAAGCAGCTCCACAAGTTTCTGTAGCAACTTAAACAAAAAGCTACATCGTTGGAAAAACCAATCCGCATTGCAGGCCCTCTTGCGCTCTACTTAAAACTACTATATAAACTAATTACTATACAATTATTTATCGATATATGGACGCGTATAGTCGACGGCCTAGAGACTATATATCACTAACTAGGAAAAGGAGAAAATTATGGCAGGAACACACTTTAGAAATCCGGTAATGTTTGCTGGATTAGCTAAAAACACTAAATGGTTTAAGGATTTACCAGTAGACAATAATCCTAACTTCACATGTTATAAAGATGATTTTATTTATAACACGTTGCCTGGATCACAATGGTCAACATCTATTGCAGATGGTGGAGCCGCAGCAGGAATATCTAATGAGGTAAACGGAGCAGTAACTTTAACGTCTGCTAACACAACAGACAATAATGGTTTAGCTCTTGTTAAAACTCAAAATACTTTCCAAGCTGTAGCTGAAACTAGAGACAGCACCGGAGCGATCACTAACCCAGGTACAGTTATTTGGTATGAAGCAAGAATTAAAAATAATGATGCTAATGCCACTGATTATGGAACTGGATTAGTTGAAACTTTTACTGGAACTTCTGGATGGAGATCTGCAAACAGAATCTCTATTGAGTCTAACAATGGTGAACAGTTTTACAGATTTGTAACTAAAAATGCTTCTGGAACAAATCAAGTTCAATACACTGCATACACTATCACAGACGATGCGTATGACACTGTAGGATTTAGATGTGATAGAGCAGGTAAAGTTGAGTTTTTTGTAAACAGAGTTTTAGCAGCTACTGTTACGTCAAACATCAACACTGATGATATGCAAATGTTTGCAGCTTCTGTAACTGCATCTGCATCAGGACAAAGAGTAACTTCATTAGACTATATCACTTGTACAGCTAACAGAAATGCAGCTGAACTTATTGGTAATATCTAATAAATAATTATTGAGGGCCTTCGGGCCCTCATCAATTTTAACGGAGAAGAATATGATTACAAACGGTAATAGTGGAGACATATTTAATACAAATGTAACCACAGAAAATAAAATTGTAAAATCAGGAAGAACAAGAGCTATGGGTATTGTATTAAATACTACCGCCGCTTCAGGTGACTTTCATTTAAAGGATGGAGGAGCTTCTGGCACGGTAAAATTTAAATATAAAACTAGTGGAGTTACATCTGGCGGAAGCCCTATTGTAATAAATTTCCCTGGTCCTATTTTATTTGAAACAGATTTATGTGTAGCTTTTACAACTGAACATGTAACAGTTTGTTCTGTGTTTTATAACTAGGAGTTTAAATGGCCAACA